CATATAGATTATTTTCAATATACCTGAATGTCGAACGAGCATCGTTAAATTTGCTATTTTTAACTTTGTTTGGGATTTTTTTAGAAACATAGAAGATGTTGTTAAGAGAAACTAAAATATCTCTAACCACACCCATATTCACAATTTTTTTCCTAATGATATCGAACCACATAAAAATCAATAGTCCTTAATCATAGTAAAGATTCCTTTATACACCATTTCAGGGTCAGACTTTGCAGAAACAATATACTTAAAACAAGGAATTCCTCTATCGTTTAGTTTGCTCATTCCATATCTAAATGGTTCAAAGATTTCATGTTTTAGAATATTTTCTGTTGGGTATTTTTCTCCCCAAATATCATATTTGTTTGCCCAAATACCTACCGCTAATGGAAAGTCTGCATCCTTTTTCTTTTTTCCATCAGGCCAATAATCATTAATCATCGCATCAACAAAAAATTTCCATGCGATTTGGTGGTCCATGTTTGAATCATTATCTAAGTGCCGGTGGTCAATCATAAAGATAACGTATTTTACTTTCCTTTCCCGCATATCTTTGAGCCATTCTTTCCAATAGATTGCCTCTCCACCAATGTCTGCGGTCTTTAATGTATGAGCATCACCATCAAGTTTAACGTATTTTCTTGATGCACGGTGTCTTCCAACCGTTCTTTCTTTAATTTGCTGAACCTCTCCCCTTGTTCTCAACTGATGATGTAGTGTTGTTTTTCCAACCATAGTTGCTCCATAAACTCCAAAATGAACTGCATGAAGTTTTTTGTAAATAGCAAGGACCGCTTCCGTCACAACAACCGCAAAGCCCGTAAGAAGTGACATTCATTTTAACCCTCCTTAATGAGTAAAAATACCAACAACTGCATTAATCATCCAACCGATGATATCAACACCAAAGACTCCACCTACGTTACCAAGAAGCAACGCGCCCACGGAACAAGAAATTCCGTAAAACCAAGCCTTTAGTTTAAGAAACATAATGTCGGCAGAATGGGCGCGTGACTGATTATACATGTAATCAGAATCAGACATACCCATAAGGTCAGCCAACAATCATATCACCTTATTGCAACTTAGCCAAGAATTCAGCACTAACCTCGTTGTTTTGGTTCTGTTGGAAACCAAACTGAGGGACCGTGTTGAAGTCCGTAGTAAATTGCTTTGAGGTTTCAACAAGTTTCTTTCTTTGTTGCTCATCGCGGGACATTCTAGCCCAATATGCTTCAATCTTACGGTCGAGTAAAAAGAGTTCAATGCGGTCATTGAGGAACATATCACCAATTGCTTTCATAATCATAATTGCTCCAACTGTAACTAAACCAAATAGAATCCCATGTGCTAATTTAGTATATGGGAAGTCAATCCCATATTTAGCGTAAAAGAAAACGTTTGCTCCGCTAAGACAACCACAAAAAAGGATAGTCATAACGAGCCTTGTGTCTTGATTAAGAGCGGCCAATTTAAATCACCTCAAGCAAATTCTACAGAAACTGCAACTGAGCCTGCATCTTCCTCGAAATAAATGCCATTGGTGCAAAGAACGCCGTGCATATCAAACTCAATTGTTTGATTTGCAGTAAGGGTAATTCTAGCAACTTCTTTTCCTGAAGCGGCAGAAGCATTATCCCAGATTTTTATTGTAGCGGCGGAACCTGCAACTTCTGTAGCATGAATGCTAATTAGCAAGGCTCTATCCGAAGACACAACCGCACTTGAAGTCAAAACACCACTTGAACGACAACCTGCAAAGCCCATTTGGATTCCTCCATTGTTGGGACGTAGCCCCTACTACTTAACCTCTTTGTTTCAAGAATCGTCAGATTTGACGGTTTCTTTCTTAGGTTTGGGAGTTGATACCTTAGATGCTACCTTCGAAACTTTGCTTTTTACGGCAGAAGTTTTTGGTTTAGCACCTAAAAGAGTTGTTTCAACATCAGAAGCCGAGCCTTTGATTTTAAGTTCCCTTAAAGCAATGTCTAGAATTTTACCCTCTAAAGAACTAAGAAACTCTCTATCAGATTCTTCAAAGGTAAATAAGAAGTTAGGGTCTGAAAGTCTAATAATTGCCCAACTTGAAGGAACAGAACAGGCTTCATCCCGAGTAATCTCGGTCGGCCCTTCTGTCCCAACAACAGTCATTCTAGAAAACTTAGCATCTTTGCTGAGTTTTAGAGAAACCATATTTATCGCCTCAAATCTGTCCGCGAACTTCTAAACGGATTGTGCCTAAGTCTCCAGAGGCTAGACCCGAATTGTCTGCAATAGGCCCTGAGTCGGACATACAGTAAATGTATGCTTTGTCGCCTGAATTCGAGACACGCCCGACGTAGTAATACGTGCTAAACTTGTTTTGTCCTACAATAGCCACCGAAGTAATTCTTGAAAGACCAAGCGAAGCGGCGGTAATTTTCTCGCCCGCGTGTGTAATTGCTTCATCTGCGTTGCCCGAGTTAGCAGTTAAGGCAGAATCGGTTGTTAAGACAGTTGCAGTTAATGCTGTAATTTCCATAAGAAGAGCGTTGTTTGCGGAAGCAGACCCGGCAATAGTTACGATATCACCAACTTCGAAGCCATCTGTTAGATAACTACCTGCTGTTCGGGTAAGAGTATCAGGGTTATCATCAGCCGCAGTAATTGTCTGAGAAGCCGCCGTAGCGGTTGTTCCTGTTCTATATGCTGAGATTGCACAGTCGGCTAAGACGATATAATCGTCACCAACGACCTTTGGGCGAGTAAAGCCCTTATGGTCAGCAATCAATGTAATTGCATTAGTCAACTAAAACACCTCATTGAAGGTTGGTAATCTTACCTTGACCCTTGAAGAAGGAACAACCAACTTCACCGATAGTTCGGTAAAGAGCGCGGTTCCCGAGGGTTCCAACACCGAAGGGGTTTCCGTTAGAGATACCGTCCTCGAAGTATTGAGTAGGTTTCATCACAGAAAGCCAAAGATGGTCGGTATCAAGGAAAAGCAAGTCGCTAATCGAAGTTGAAGCACCTGTGGTTGAAGGCATATCCTTGACCGGAATCAGAGGAATGTCGTAGTAGGTCGAAACACGGAAACCAACTTCTTGACCTTTTACACCACGAACACCGTTCACAGTTGGAACAATTTCCTTTCGGTCCATGAATCGCTCTTGGCTCTGCAATAGGTCAGCAATTGCTTGGATGGTATCATAGCCCGTAAGAATAACCTTCGGAGAACCACCGGCAGTTCGCAAGTTACGAAGAGTATCGTTTAAGCGAGTCAAGGTCAAAGACCTAACATCACCTGCGGCATAGCCACTACCGAAATCAACTTGAGCATCTAAGAAAGATGCAGCGGTAAATCGCTCAGAACCGAAGATTTTACCCAAGTTGTTGCTAGCAGAAGTTGTGTCGGTAGCAAGAACACCACCGTCAATTTCCAGCAATTCTGCTCGGCTAGTAACAACCTTCATCAAAGAAGTGTAGTTTCGCTCAATGTGAGGCATAGCGGAGTTTTCACCGTAATGCTCCAAAGGCATAACGAGCATCTTGTTCTGAACTTCAGAGTGGTGCTTACCCATGTCTTCACGCATTTGAGCGCGAATGTCGCCAATACCGTCATCAATAGCCGCTAATTCCATAGCCAACTCCGAGAAGTCGAATTGATGTGCAACGACCTTTGGGGAGATAAACAGTTGAGCGTAGGTTGGAGCAATTGGACCCAAACCGTCAGCAGCGGTCGAAAGACCTGCATTCTCAGGAACACCACCGATTGCGTCAGCACGGGGAGCATCTGCACCAAGTAAAGCATCATTCAAGGTTCCAGAGGTTGCGAGTCCAAATGTATCTCCACTACCACCGCCAGGACGAGACTTCAGAACTCTCCAACCAGAGGAACTGTATGGACGCTTCGAAATCATCGAAAGAGCGTTACATTCGCGGTTAAGCATAGACCAAACCTTTTGTCCGTAAATTACGTTATAGAGGGAACCTAAGTCCGAAGCCGCCGTTGTGCCTGAACCGACACCTAAAGAGGTATCGTGTCCGGTATGAAGACCGGCAACTGCGCCTGCTTGCTTCAGTAACGAATTACCTGCGGCAAAGTTTCCAAGTCCGTATGTTTGTGCTTCTAAATCTGCAATTGTGTTAATATAGCCACTCATGTTAAATCACCTCAAAGGTTTCCTCCGGTAAGACGGTGAATATCGGACCAATCCATCTTGGCGATATCGTCTAAGGTTGGAATGTTTGCAACTGCTTCTTGTTGAGCCTTTGCGATAACATCGCGCTCTGCGGTCAGAGACTTGCGAAGTTCGGTAAATTCATTCTTAAGGGAAGCAATTTCGCTAGCAGCATCATAGTTCTGCTTTGCGATAAGGTTCTCACGGGACGAAACTTCATTTTCGAATCTTTGTTGGAAAGACTTCTGAAGGTTGTCGTAAGCGAGTTTTTCTAACTGCTCTTGACGGAAAGCCTCGTAAGCCTTTTCGATGTTTCCAACGGAAAGGTCAAGGGTTTCTAATTCGTTGTTGTTGAATGCTTTAACAACGGGAAGGTCAGAAGGCTTTGGGCGACCGCCTTCAATTACGATTCGGTCGGCAGGTTGGCCGATTTCGACACCTGCGCCATCAAGAGTTGGAACGTAGGCTTTTGCCTCATCATCCATGTATTCCATAGATTCTTCGTCTTCCATCTTTTCACCATGCATACCTTTTTCATACATGGCCTTTTCTTCTCCATGCATAGCCTTTTCTTCTCCATGCATGGCTTTTTCTTCACCATACATGGCTTCTTTGTCGTCCATCATCATTTCTTCTTCTTCCTTTCGGAGCGAATTCACTTCTTTCAGAAGTGTGTCCAACTCTTCTAGTGCTTTTTCTAGTTTTTCGGTCATTATATCACCTGTTTTTTCTTGTTTTAAAATGTCAAACTTTGCTTCCGGGTTAATTCCTTTTTCACAAATCGTGACTTCGTGTAGTTCTAACTTAGAAATTTCGTTATATTGTCCTAATTCAGAATTTGATTTCTTGACTTTTTGTAATGCTTGTCCACCGATGCTAAAAGAACGTAGTGAGCCTTTTCTAATTCC